GTTTTCCCCGTCCCAGCACAACCAATTGTTACTGTAATGGGGGCTTTCTTGATTGAAGAGATAAGAGTATCTTGTTTCTCGTTCTTAGGTAAAAGATTAAAACTTGTTCGTGGGTAACTGGTATACTTTTCTTCCTGAGCCATATGTTTTGGCATACGTGCGTTGGCTTTAACGGAATAACGAGACTGTTTTTTGGACATAAAAGATTCCTTGGACTGTTATTGTTTAAGGGTTAAAGCAGGGCCCGAAGGCCCCACTTGTTTTAGTTTAATTCAGGGTTTAACAGGCCACACGACATCATTAGGGAAGCCAGCCTGTTGTGGCACATCAAGCAGCGCCTGACGGTAGACTGCCCAAGCGCCCTGCTGTTCTGCTGAGAGAGTAGCCCAGCGCAGTGGGTTACCGACGAAGGCATCTACTTCAGCTAACAGGCCGTCACGCTCCATGCGAAGCTGCTCAGACAGTGCTGCGTCCAGTTCAGCTTGAGTGGGCGGGACGTATGCTGCGACATCACCAGCGGCTTCCATAGCGGCCAAGAGATCGTCGTTGTTGATCGTCATGTCAGTATCTGCTGGGTCTAGCGTGTAGGGAATCCAGCCGTAGTCTTGGTGTTCGATCTCACAGTCAATCCAGCCGTTGTCGTTGATGTATTTTGCGTTGCGATAGTTTGTCATTATGAAATCCTTACTGCCAAGCCTAATCTAGACCTTGTTCCTGTTAAAACAGCGTTACTCACCCAGCGCCAAGTACCACCAAAACCTGCGGCTGCTGAACTGCCAGCAATTGAACCCGTCCAACCACTGCCCCCATTGGCGCTGGTGTATATTTCCCAAGTAAAAAGAGAAGAGCCAGCGATTGTGGCACCTGCACCATGCGCTGCGGTTGAGTACCACCCAACATGGGCATAGGAACCAACACCACCCCAGCCAGCGCCACCAACGACTTCTGCACGGACGTTATCCAGTGTCTTCTTGCGGATGTACCCATCATTCGTGTTGACGTAGTAGTCCGATGAAGCTGTTGTTGTGTTGCCGCTTGTGGTGTTGATCCAGCCAAACTCGGCGTAACCATTGGCTTGTGTGCGCACAACTGTATTTACTTGGTTGTTTCTGGTAGTTGAGTTGAGGGCAAGCCCACCAAGCAGTTCTGCCTTACGTGCAATGTCAACACGGATACCATAAGTGTTGGAACCGTTGTAACCCATCAAGGTGGGGTAAGTAGCAACCCATGGCACATCTGGGTCTGTGTTGTTTTTAGCTACACCTGTAGGTGACGTGCTGGCGGATGCGTCGAATATGGTGTGGTTGTTGCCATAGTTCTTCCATGCCATCTGGCCGATGACATCATTTACAACAGTGCTGTCGTTCCAGTCTGTTCTGCTTCGTTCTGGAACGTAATCGTGGGTGTGGCTTGCTAAAGCAAAAGCACTTGCGTGATTACCGTCCAAGAGGTCAGCGTCTAAGCCTGAACCAGAGCCGTCGTTGCCTTGAGTCCAGACTTTATCCCAAGTAGCAGAAGGGGTTGTGTCGTTGTTAATACCTCTATGATAAAAGTTATTACCTGCGGTATCAAACCATAGCTGACTGTAGTAAGCGCCAGAGTGTGTGTTTATATTAAATAAAGCACCTGCATTGTTTCCGCTGGGGCCTCTGTCAGTCCATGAGCTTGTAGAGCCTTGGTATACACCTGAGGCAAGCTCCGTACTCAAATTGATGGAACTACCGCTTGACCACGGGAAGTAATTAGTGTGGTTGTGGCTGTTGTCTGCAATAGTAACTGTAAGTGTAGCATTACCTAAGTTAGTAAATGTAGCAGAGCCAGAAGCATCACCAGAGAGTGTCAAAGTAGGGTCAGGAGCATTAGCGGGGCTATAGTAGTAACTACCCTGTTGTCCATCAAGCAAGTCAGCATCTAGGCCAGAACCAGAGCCATCGTTGCCTGTATGCCATACATCAGAGCCACCTACCTTTAGCCCTGTAAAATCAGAATAAGCCCCTGATCTTGGACCGTGTGCTATGAGTGAGCCTGTAGCATTATTATCATGGCCCCACATACCCCATTCGCCGTTACCAATCTGGCTTAGACCTGTCCAAGTATTTCCACTTGCCCCAACAACCGAAGTATCACCACCACGATACCCAATGGAAAAGCCATAATTATCCATCAAGGCTGTTGTTGAGTTATGTTCTGCGAAGAAGAGGCGTCCAGATCCTTCGCCAGAGGTGTCACTGTTGCCCTCAATAGACAAGAACCTTGCACCTGTTGTTGAGCCACCGCCAGCTACACCAAATGACAAAGACCTGTTGTCCCCTGTAATAACGTCACTAGCATCACTTCTTAGGTAGCTACTGCCCTGCACACCATCCAAGAGGTCAGCGTCTAGACCCGAGCCAGAGCCATCGTTGCCAGAGTGCCAGACAGGCGAACCGTCTACAAATCTCCCGACTTCTGAGTTGGTAATAGTCTGAGTAACAGTGCCAAATGCTGTAGCGAAGCCAACATCCCAGTTATCATTCCAAACCTCTGCGCTGTAGCTGGAATAACCACCGACAAAATGGGTCACCGCCACTTGTGGATAGCTCCAAACTGATGAAATCTCTCCAATGTAGATGCAGCACTTAGAGCCATCATGGCCAAAGCGGACGTTAAAGTTTCTATTTACGTTGGGGTTTCCAAGGATGTAAGCAAAAGGATTGATCCAAGTGCTACCCGTAGAATAGTTGTAACCACCGCAAACTACATCAAACCCCTCGTTGGTAGAATACTCATAAATGCGAATAGTCATTCGCATCATCGTGTTCGTCCAAGATACAGGTAGTGTAATCTTGATTGCACCAGTGACATTCGCGGTCTGTGTGGCATAGTTAGCATTGTGTGGGTTGAGGATTGAAAGGGAGCCAGTCCCTAAATTAACAAACCCTTCCGCAGCAATGTAACCTGTTGAGGTATCATTTCCTGTTTTTGACAGCTTTCCATCAAGCGCGACCTGCAAGCCGTCAACGTTGCTGATAATATGGTTGTGGCTGTCGTCGGCTACCGTGACAACGATTGATGTCGTGCCAGAGCCTGTCGCATCGCCAGACAGCGTGATTGTTTGGTTGCCCTGCAAGAACGACGATGCGTGCAGGCCGTCGAGCAAGTCAGCGTCTAGACCAGAAGCCGCCCCGTCAACAGTTTTAACTGCTGTCAGTATTTCAGCCGCCGTCTGATCCGCAGTTGCCCCAGCTTCAATGCCATCTAGCTTAGTACCATCAGCCGCAACGTCACGGCCATCTACAGTACCCGTAACAGATATATCACCTGCAACACCTAAACCGGAGTTGAAGTAGTTGTATTGGTTATGTGAAAAGGTACTATTATTATGGTCATAGCTAAAGATAGTCTTTGAATAATAGCCAGTCGAACTAACTTCGTTCAGGGCAAAGGTGCTTCCTGTAGTGTCAGTATTAGCGATTTGGCTTGTAAGGGCTACCCCATAGTTATTCGCTGTAGCACTATTAGATAGCCACAAATTACCGCCGCTGTACTGTGCTGTTGAAGAACCATCTATATTAAGCCATGCATATGCATCAGTAACTGTGAGTCCAGTAGCAACAATATTACCTACAACCTCCAGAGCCTCAGTTGCGCTGGCGTTACCACCACCGATCCTCATACCTGAGTTAGAGATAGTGGCAATAGTATTACTGCCTGTTGTGTCCTCGAAACGAAATCTATTTGTCGTGTCTTCCAGACGAAAACGCATATCTCCGTCTAGCTTGTTTCTTACTGTAAACTGACCAGACGTTGTGTTGACAAAGCCAAGCTCTGCCGCAGTTGAATTTCCAGCCTTCAATGTTAAACGTGCGTCAGCAGTGTTTGTAGAGAAGTCCCCTGCGGCGTCTCGAACGATGACCTCGGCAAACGTAGGGCTATCAGTTGTAGCAACACCTTGGTCTAGTAAGTCTAGCTTCGCACCGTCTACTGATACGTCACGACCATCGACTGTGCCAATGTTTGTTGTAATATTTCTACTGTCATCAATAACAGTTGTTCCTGCAATTTTAATTGCCATTTTCGTATCCTCTACTAGGCAGGACGCCCCCGAAGGAGCGCCCTAAAATTAAGTTATAGTTGCATTAGAATCAACATTACCTACTACCTGTAAGTTTCCAGAGGAATCTAATTTCATTTTGTTTAGACCCCCCACAGAGAAGTACAAGTGACCATTAGTTTCGGTAATAGTCCAACCATTAAGCGTAACCGTTGTTGTGTCAACAGTGGAGGCTTGGATACTGGCAGCTGTATAAGAAGCGTGAGAAGTATCAATCGCCTGTCCTGGCTCTGGAGTGTAGCCTTTAAAGAATTTAAACACACCGTCAGTAGCATCTCTAAAGATACCCGCATGAGCGTAAGTTCCGTCATTGTAGTTACCTACCCAACCTAAGTCAGGGTTAGTAACAGTGCTACCCTCGTTTAGATAAATCATGTTATCTACAATCGCAAGCTCTGTTGCGTTGATTGTTGTTGTTGTGCCGTTTACAATTAAGTCACCACCAACTGTTAAGTTAGTCCCAACAGAAACAACACCCGTAGTTGTTAGACTATCGAGAGTTACGTCAGCAGTGTTCTTCCAAACTGCAGCAGAGTTGTCCCACGAAAGAATATCGTTGTCTGCCACTGATGTAAGTAACACATCGTGAAGCTCTCCAAACTCCCATCCGTTATTTATCGAAACATAAATAGCACCTTCAGTAGCATGAGACCTAGTAACCCAACCTATCTGAACTAAGTGATTCGGAGATAGGGGCTTAGTAGAAGTGAAGCCGCCGCCAGCTGCAAGCCACAGAGCTTGCCCCTCTGAATAGCTAGAAGTATCCAACTCTCTGACAATACCAGAAAAGGTAATAAACCCACTGGAGTTATTAGGGATAGCCTCAGTAGCCACCCCAAAAGTAGTGCTAGAGGCTCCTTCACTACCAGCATTTGCTAGGCTTACTGTGATCTTGTTACCGCTTGCCCCTGTAACTCTTACCACGTCTCCGTTAAGAATATCTACTCCCGAAGTATTCCTTACAAAAGCAACTTGCTCCTGACCAAGCTGTAGGGTTACGTTAGCGTTTAAGCCTAAATCTAAGGTGCTTTCATCAGCATTCCAAGCCAACTCTCCACTGACCGCAGTGTGTGCTGCAGCCGTATCAAAGGAGATATAGTCCGTTGTGATATCTCCGTGAGTAACAGAGGACTCTGTTCCGAGTCCGAGGTTGTTAATAGAGGTTGCAACCGACTCGACATCAGATAAGTTGTTAGCCGCAACAAGAGCGCCGCCTAAAGAAACATAAGCCAGTTGCCAGTCAGTTCCAGCCCAGATCTTCATTCTGTTTACTGTTGTATCAAAGAACAGTGCCCCCACTAGTAGTGGATTTCCATTATTATCTACTGCAGGGTCTGTGGCCTTAGCTCCAAGATAACTGGCATCAAAGTCATCAAAGATAGACTGAGCGTTAGTCTCGCTTGTCGCAGCGTTAGTCTCAGAAGAAGCGGCAGCGAAAGCAGAGTTAGCTGCATTAGTTTCAGAAGTAGCCGCAGCAGAGGCCGAAGCAGAAGCTTCAGAAGCCTTGGTTGTTGAAACCGCAGCGGAAGCTGTTGAGTTAGTCTCACTTGTTAAAGCATTAGCCTCAGAAGCTGCTGCATTAGTTTCAGAAGTAGCCGCAGCAGAGGCCGAAGCAGAAGCAGCGGAAGCACTGCTAAAAGCAGCGGAAGCACTGCTAGAAGCTGCGGAAGCACTGCTAGAAGCAGCGGAAGCACTGCTAGAAGCAGAGGTCTCAGAGGCGCTAGCTGCGGAAGCACTAGAAGCGCTATCCAAAGCAGAAGTGTTTGAGTTAGAAGCACTGGTTGCAGAAGCTGTCGCAGAGTTAGCAGAATCAAGAGCAGAAGAAGCTGCGTTAGTGGCGCTAGTTGCAGCAGCTTGTTCACTAGCCAAAGCAGCTGTAGAACTAGCTCCCGCAGCAGTCTCAGAAGAAGCAGCGGCAGTCTCTGAGCTAGAAGCAGCCAAAGCAGAGCTTGCAGCGTTAGTTTCAGAAATAGCCGAGGCTGTCTCACTTGCTAAAGCAGCAGAGGCAGAAGCCGCTGAAGCGTTAGCGCTAGTTAAGCTAGAACTGGCAGAACTTGCTGCATTTGTTTCAGAGGTAGCAGCGGCAGTTTCACTTGTCAAAGCATCAGAGGCTGCAGTTGAAGCAGTAAACTCAGAAGAAGCTGCGTTAGCTTCACTAGTTGCTGCAGCAGTTTCACTTGCTAAGGCGTTAGCTTCACTAGTTGCTGCAGCAGTTTCACTTGCTAAGGCGTTAGTGGCGCTAGTTGCAGCAGCTTGTTCACTAGCCAAAGCAGCAGAAGCAGAGTTAGTAGCGTCATAGAAAGGGCGAGACCATTCAGCGCCTGTGTAGAGTCTAAGATCCGAGCTAGAGGAGTTGTAGTAGATAGCCCCTGGAAGAATTGCATTACCATCATTGTCTACAGTCGGGTTTGATTGTTTAGTACCCAAGTAACGGTCATCAAAGTTATCATAGGTAGTTTGTACTAGAGACAAAATAGAGTTAGCAGAGTTTCGATAGCTCAAAGAGTCTGCTGCGCTACTTGCAGAAGCTACTTGACTAGAGCTTGCGGAGGCTGCACTTGTAGCAGCTGCCGAAGCAGAGTTGGCTGCAGACGCACTAGGTGCCTCCCAAGAAGTGCCGTTATAAAACTTTAAGTATCCCTCTACGCTATTCCAATAGATAGAGCCTACCAGCAAAGGGTTTCCGTCGTTGTCTAAAGAAGGGTCACTTGTTTTGCTGCCCAGGTAACGGTCATCAAAGTTATCAAAAATAGTTTGTATGGAGGCTAAGTTGCTTGATGTAACCGATGCATTTGAGCTGGCTGAGGCCGCACTAGAAGAGGCTTCAAAGGCACTAGCGGAGGCCGCACCTGCAGAGTTGTTAGCATTAACTGCACTATTGGAGGCCGCAGCTGCAGAACTCCCTGCACTGTTTGCACTATTGGTTGCTTCATTGCTAGATACAACAGCAGCAGCAGCACTGGCTTGAGCGGCTTGAGCACTGTCATTCGCATTATCTTCGGAAGCTTCAGAGAGAGCTGCAAAGTTAGCAGAACTAGCAGAGAAGGCAGCGGCAGAGGTTTCAGAGTTGCTTGCAGAGCTAGCAGAAGCTTGTGCTTGTCCTGCGTAAGTTTCTGAGTTATTTTCACTAGAAGCCGCATTGATAGCACTTTGTGAAGCTGCGTTTTTTGAGTTAAGAGCCGCCAACTTCGATAGCTCTGCGTTATACTCACTGCTTGCAGCAGCTGAAGCGGAAGCAGAAGCGCTAGTAGCATTAGTAATGGCAATAGCTGCATTCTCTGCGGAAAGAGCAACAGGGTAGTTCCAAGAAGAACCACTCCAAAAGCCTAGCTGGTTTGTTGTCGTGTTAAAATAAATTGCGCCTAGTTGTAATGGGTCGCCATCGTTATCTACTGCAGGCTCAGTTGTTTTAGCGCCTAGAAAACGATCATCAAAGGCGTCTAAAGCCAACTCAGCGGAAGCTTGAGCTGTTTCAGCAGAAGACTGAGCGGTCTCTGAGAGATACTGAGCCGTTTCAGCAGAGGTTTGCGCCGTCTCAGCAAAAGACTGAGCGGTCTCTGCAAGCGCTTGGGCAGTCTCTGCATCTGCCTGGACTGTTAACAATAGAGCGTAGTAGGCAGAACCGCCAACGTTAATGTCTGAGACTAGCTCACCAGCGGAGTTATTAATAACAACATGAAGATCGTTGCTTGCATCGATATACGCAGTAGCTACAGAGTCCCCTTTAGTACCTTGCCCACCTGTTCTGGAGAGGGACAAGGATATTTCTTGATTCTCAACCGTGATGTCACGGGAGTTATCACCAATGCTTAGCGTGTAGTCACCGTTGGTATCGACAGAGACTAAGAATTGATTTTGATTAACTATGAGGCTTGTGTTAGCCATGCCTTAAGCTGCTTCTGTCGGAGAGTAACGTACCTGTACTATACCACGAAGTGGCTTCCAGATCTGTTGAGCGGACCCAACTCCGTTATCAGCAATCTCAAGATCAATAAAGCCGTAAATTGGCTTGTCAGGTGCAGGGAACGTATCCCAGTTATCTATAAGGTCTTGTGGAATGACAATATCAAACTCGTTATCAGTTACCACAGTGTCGAGAATAGGTAAGGTAGTCACCACAGGGGTACTACGAGCCGTAGGAGGAATAACCCCGCTATCTTGAATGTTATCACCTTCTACTACTTTAGCGGTGATAGTGTAACCGCTCAGGTTAGTCAACCAAGCAGCAGTGATGTGTAAGCGTGTTTGCTCACCATGAACAATAGAGGCAATAATGCTCCCATCATCTGTAATAAGGTCTTTGGATTGGCCTGTAATTTTTGAACGTGGCATTTTGTTTCCTTTCTACCGATCCTCAGATGGGTAAGTAAAGTGATTGAGGGGTGCACCACACCGTGTCTATAAAACATAGTGTGGTACCATAGCTTATTTTTTGTCTTTATTTTTCTTATTCTGCCTACTTGCAGCATAAACTCCAACCCCAGTCTGTGCTACCGACAGACCGATAAAGGTATTCCAAAAAGCTTTTTCACTAAGGTCTGCATAGCCTTGCTTCAAACTAAGATCATTAGAAGTAATAGTTGTACCAGAAAGCTTAGCATACTTCTCAGCTTGTAACTGAGCCTGTACGCCTTTTTGTGCATTTCTCGTAATACGACCTTGAAGTTTAGTTTCTGCCTTAGCCAGCTTATTGAGTTTGTTTTGCAAAATCATAGACGATCTAGACGTTCTCTGAAGCTCTGCGTTTGCTCTTGCATGAACCCTCTCAACCGCAACTAGAAGCTTTTCTTTCTTCTTAGCATTATGAAGACCAAGAGCTTTGCTAGTAAAAGAAGGGTTAAGCAGCTTGTCTCTTGCCTGAGCTACCTGTAGTCGGCTGTCTGCTGTTCTGTTACTCAAAAGAGAAATTTTCTGAGTGTTTGATGCTAGCTTTGCATTAATCTTAACAGTTTTCTTTGCAACAGACTTAGTCAGCTTGGCTTGTGCTCTCGCTAAACCAACCTCTTTGACTTTGGAACGTCTGGCCCTTTTCAGAGCACTGGCCTTGATAGCTTTGGCTAGCGCTTGTTTTTGCTTAGAGGAAAGCTTGTTTGAGGCTATTTTTAAAGCAATAGAAGAGATACCTGAAATAACCATGATTACATTCCACGATTCTTGTAGCGCTCAAGGTTACGCATGTTTTTCTTTTCGTTAACCTTACCACGACCGCTGTACTTTGGTTTTGCCTGAGCTTTACGGTTAGCGGAAATATTCTTCCTAGTCTGAATCAAGGCCTTAGCGCCGCCTACAACACCCTTGCCTTTGGTGATAGCTTTAGCAGTACGAACAGCAGCGCTAGCTTTCTTAGCAGTACTCTTGGCTTTCATCTGAGCACGAAGCATAGCAGTGTTACCGCCAGCTTTGCCAAACTTAGACTTAGCTGCTTTCTTAATTTTAGTGGCCTTGGTTTTAGCCATAGCTTTAAGAGTAGCTTTTGGAGCCTTTGCAACAGTAGAAGCAGTATTCTTTGCGGTAGTTACGGCTTTTTGTGTGTTAAGCTTAGCACGAAGGGCTGCAGTATTACCACCAGCCTTATTGAACTTACCTTTAGCTGCACGAGCAAGAGCCGAGGCTTTTACAGCCTTCATCAAAGCTGCTTTACGGGCAGAGGTCATCTTGTAGGCACTGCTGGCAGCGCTTTTAACGTTAAGCTTACCTTTGTTAATCTTGCTTTTGATTTGGCCTTTAAGGCCTACTTTTTCATAGGGCATAGTTTTATTCCTTCTTCAAGATTAACGCTTCAAGCTTCTTTTGTAAGCACGGTTCCGACGAGCAGCTGCTTGACGGGCGGCTACACCACGGCCAAGGGTGCCAGACGGGGCAGCGTTGCGAGAAGCACCAGCTTGTTTATTTGCGGATTTAATAGCGTTTCTCGTAGCTACTCGCTTAGCCATTGAAGTGACAGCGTTGCGAGAATCCCCCGCTTGTCTATTTGCAGCTTTTGTATATATGTTGGTAAGGTTTGCTTTATGTTGTGCCCTACGGTTCTCATTTTCTCTACGACGCACGTTTCTTAAAGTCTGGCGTTTGCTAAGAGCCTTCGCTTTAGTTTTATTGGCAGAAACATTCTTCCTAGTCTGAATCAAAGCCTTAGCACCACCTACAACGCCTTTGCCTTTGGTGATAGCTTTAGCAGTACGAGCAACAGCACCCGCTTTACTAGCGGCACCTTTAGCTTTCATCTGAGCACGAAGCATAGCGGTGTTACCACCAGCCTTATTGAACTTACCTTTAGCTGCACGAGCAAGAGCAGACGCCTTAACGGCCTTCATCAAAGCTGCTTTACGAGCCGAAGTCATTTTATAGGCACTGCTAGCAGCGCTTTTAACGTTAAGCTTACCTTTGTTAATCTTGCTTTTGATTTGGCCTTTAAGGCCTACTTTTTCATAGGGCATAGTTTTATTCCTTTTGTTTTTCTTTAGAAGCCGAAGCCTCTTGTTGTTACCTTAGCACCTGACCTAATTGGGAACAGGTACTCGACAGCGTAGCGTAGACCATCGGTCCAGTGTTCCACGCCTTCTTTTTTGTCAATGGTAGCACTATCAGGATTGCTTTCTATCCACTGGGTTCGCTCTAGCGATTTAATTGTGTTTGTACACTTAGGGTGAACATACATGTCTACATCACCGTTCGCATTCTTGAACTTCTTGTTAACAGCAGCAACAGAGTCAATAATAGGTGGGGCCTTGTTGTGAGCTCTGGTTGAGATACCGTTACCTTGTAGAATACTAAAGTCCGTTGTACCAACAGCGGCAGAAGACTTCCTAGCGCGACCACTAGGGTCAGGGTAGGAGATTATCTTTTGTCCCTTGAAGCGCTCTTTTAAAGCTGCAGCCAAGGTCTCTGTGTCAGGGTGCCCTTGCATCTCGTCTAGAATGTGGATTTGTCCACCTCTTAAAGCAAAGATTACAGAAGCCATAATACCAACGTTAAAGTCGATAGCAACGTGGACGTCTTCCCCTACATCAAAGTAAGGGAGGTCTTTGTTGATATGCTCTTGTCTATTAAATGTGTAGAATACGTTACTACCAGAGTCTTCAAAGCTAGCAGTATACTCTCTAGCAAACTTTAAAGGGTCTAGTGTTAGTTTAACTCGACCAATCTCTTCTTCATCCAGAAAAGGGGAGTCTTTATAAGTGTAAGTATAGCTCTTCCAACTATCATCAGAATCTTGTCTGTTGTACATGTCATAGAAGTAGTCATAACCACTGGGAGTACTAATAATAAGTGCTCTACCAGGGTTAGCCCCATATTTCTTAGAGTTCTTTGGGGACCAACGAGTAGCCACACAAGGCTGGATGATAGACTCCCAAGATTCCTTGAGGTTCATACCAGCGCCCTTCCAAGAAGTAACCTCATCGGCTACTACAAAGTATTGGCCAGTACCACGCATACGTTGTGATGCTTCATAGGACCAAAGCTTAAGCTGGACATTCCCAGGAAACCAGAACGTGCCAGAAGCCTTAGAGGACTTATCAGCGAAGTCTTCCATACCTAGCTGCCAAGCAATCAAGGGATAGTAGATATCCACAGCCTGGGAGTAGGTAGGGGCAATAAGGGCAACGTTCTTGTTTGGAACTTCATCAGGAAGGTTCATAAGCTCTTGCACAGCAAGGATAGCAGCAGTAGCAGCAAGGTAGGACTTACCAAAGCCACGGCTAGCATTCACCACAGAGTAACGACAGGTGTGGTCTACAAATAGATCTCTAATTACTTCCGACTGCTTCTCATGTAAACTAATTTCTGTCATACTATTTCTATACTTTCTTAGACAGCTTCTCATACTTTTTGGCTAGCTTGACAGCCTCGTTTTGTAGCTTGATTATGTCTTTATTTTGGTTGTAGGAGACTTGTGTTGCGGTAGAGCCAACGAGGTTAACATTGTCTTTACGAACGAGGTTAAAGCCTCTTGTTTTAAGGAAAGCTTGCTCACCCTCACTGAAGTACTTCTTTGCTTGGTCTACAGAGGAAAAGGCAAACTTATCACCTTTCTTAAACTTGATCTCTTCAAAGGGTGTACCCTTCGGAGCTAACTTTTTAAGCATAGCAGCACGTCTACGATTGTAGTCACTAACGGGGGATACCTTGTAGCCCATCTTAGTTCCACGAGGCATGGCAGCATAGTGTCTAACGTTGTTGCCCATTAGTGGGCCTTGACCCTTTTTATTCTCAAGCCTATAGACCGACACAGTGCCCTTCTTAAGCTTAGCGAGAGAACTGTTAGTAGCAGAAAGTTTTGAACTTATCGTTGCTAGCTTTTTAGCAGCTCTTGTGGTGGGTGCTTTCTTCCGAGCTAAAGCAGAAGCTTTAACAGCTTTAGCAAGGGCTGCTTTACGTCTAGGTGTCATTCTATAAGCCAGCTTGGCTAGTCTTTTTATAATCATTTAGTCATCTCCTCGACAGCTTCTCATACTTTCTGGCTAGCTCAAGGGACTCTTTTTGTGACCTCATCAAAGCTTTGCTTGTAGTGAACGCTAACTGAGAGTTATTCACAGCATTGATTTTAACATTAGACACCTTCTGAAGGGTGTAATTCCGCTTCTTGTACCAGTCAAGCTCACTCTTCGTAAAGTACTTATTAGCTTGCTTGTAGTCTTTAAAACCAAAGTTCATGCTTTGATCAAAATCAAGGGTTTCGAACTCAATGGGCTTTCCTTCAAAGGCTTTTCTTAGCTTCTTGATATCCTGCGAGGGTTGTACAGGGAAAGGTTTTCCTTTATGGGTTCCTACCTTTTTAGGTGGAACAATCCTTTTCATTGCAAAGCCTGAGCCATCCTCTCTTTGCAATCTAATTACACTATCTTTACCGGTTGCATTTCTCTTAATAGCTGACTTATTAGCTGAAATACGAGCACTAAGCTTGTTGAGTTTCTTTGCTGTGCGCTTACTAACGACCTTAGTTGTTGTTTTAGTAGACAATTTTCTTGCCGCTGCCGAAGCCTTAACAGCTTTAGCAAGGGCCCTTTTTTGGGCAGCAGACATTGTTTTAGATGAAAAGCGCTTAATCAACTTACCTGTGACAAATTTTATCATAGTAGTTATTGCCCCGCTTTTTGAGAGTTGCGAGGTGTTTCCATCATATCACGAATAGCTTTAATATTCTCATCAATACGAGCGTTAAGTATGGCTAACTCATTTTGTGTCTTTTCAACTGCTGCTAAACGAATCTCATACCTAGCAATGTCTCTTGCATTGAGAGTAACACTTGCCTCAAGACCCGACATAAACCAAACTACACCAAGAGTTTGTAGTAATATTGCTAAGATAAAAGAAATTGGTACACTCTTAGACAGGTGCCAATCGTCATCCCCTGATTCACTCATAGGTTTTCCCTCTTTATTTTTTGTTATCAGTAAGAACAATAGAAATCGGTCTCTTTTCCGTAATCTCTTGTTCAAGTTTATCAGGGATTTTCTTGTAACCGTAAGCCATGAGGTTGTTGATGAGAGTACCTTGGGTAGCAGTCATCTGAGCGTAAGCACCGCTGCCACCTCTGCCTTGAGCATCTAGTTCATTTAACCTAGCTTGGATGTCATTATATTTCTTTACCATCATCTCAATAGGATCAAAGCCAAGCTCTTCAAGCTTTCTCACTGATGCCATAGAGTTAATGTTCTTAGCGCCTTTAGGACGACCAGCCCCTGGCTTGCGCCCTCCAGTTTTATTTTTACGATTGTCTGGCATGTTGGCCTCCTTTCAGGTTTTAACACAGGTTGTGTTGGGAAGATATTTTATGTTTTTAAAATTTTTTCTTTGTTATTAAAAGTTTACAAAATAAACAAAACATTACCTTGAAAACTATAATAAATCCACTTTTATTCTTCATAAAAACCAAAGAATAAAACAAGACTTACTACCAACTAAAAACTACAAATATTTACTAAAATCTCTCTAAATAATTCTTACACTAAAGGTACCAAAGTGATACTCAATAACCCCCCGTGCTGTATATACAAGCAAGTGTATAGAGGGGACATCTTCGGGGGGTCATCAGGAGGAGCCTTTACGGTCTTCCCTGGGGAGGTTCTCTTTCAGATGTCAGTAGAGAGTCCCAGCGTATCACTTTGGCAGAGCTTTAGCAAAGTTATTCTTAAACGTCAGGTAATTTTCTTATGATGTTTTTATGGAGTTGTCTGGGGAGTCGAACCCCACCATGAAGGTGCTTATGACGCCTGTAGTAAGCTTTTTTCACAGATAAACCCATGACAACTGTTATGACAACTGTGTTGTTGTTGTTGTTGGCGGTCCCTATAGGATTCGAACCTATGACCTAGTCATTAGAAGTGACTTGCTCTATCCAACTGAGCTAAGGAACCTTATGGCAACATAAAGCAAAAAAAAAAGAGGTACCCCCTCCCTAGTACCCTCCCAGCCGAAGCCAAGAAGATACCAGAGAGGGGGTTTGTTTAAGGGATAAACCCTTCGATGTTTCCTAGTTTACCAGTGTAGTAAGAGTGGTAGTGATCCCAGTAGAGTTCATAGTCTTCGTTAAGATAACTAACAACCATAATGTCGTGGAAGGCATCACCTTCTTTCTTCTTCATTTCTACAAACTCAACCATAATGTAGTCTTTATTTTGGTTGTAGGGGATAAACGTTTCAGTACTATTCATCAAAGGTCTTCCAGCATAACGATCTCAACTTTATTAGGGTTAGGTAGGTTCTTAAGAGTCTCGTGGTAAGCCTTAGCTACTACAACAACCATCCCTTGAGCCTCCTCAAGAAAGCCTTGGTGGTGGACTGCCTCCCAACGATAGAGGGAGAAAGACCTTGCCCCGTACTTACGAGTAGCATTAGAGAGGGTAGCTTCGATAGGATCAGTGACAACAAAAGAGATGTCAGGTTTCTTCCAGAGGTAGTCGATAAGTTCTTCTGTGAAGGTATCAACACCATACACACAACACACCCCTAGCTCCCCGTAACGTTTGTAGTACTTTTCCTTGGAGACCTTGGGGTCAGCTTTTAGACGTATCTTAGTACTAGGTCTCCCTGGCCCTCGCTTCTCAACCTTCGTCCGTTTTGGCATTCTCTAGGCTTTCTTTGAGTTCATTAACCAGCTTATCTTTGGAGATCATTAGAATGTTTGCCAAGGCTTGGTAGTGAGAGAGTTCCCTCATAGCAAAGTTAATAAGGCTAAGCTTAGTTCGGCCTTCGTCACTTAGGTCTTCAACAAAGTATTCAACGTCATCAATGTTAAAAGCAGTTTTAGTATCAGTCATTTAATAGTTCCTTGAGTTCATCATAGCCGCCAATAAGGTTAAAAACCACTGGCACAGTTGTCTTGTTAAGTTCTGTCTTAATGACTTGTTTCCACAGTTCTCTTTTCTCTGCGGGAAGTCGATTTAAGTCTTTATAAACGTAAGCGGTGTTATCTTTTTCTAGTAGTGCTTTTGCCTTATCACAGTAGGGGCAGTCGCTTTTACCAATAACAAAGTACATTAACCTTCCTCTTCATCATCTTCTGCTTCTTCCAAGACATCAATAGTCATCTTTACAGCATCAGAGAAGATACCCTTAAAGATATCCTCCAGACTTTGACTGGCTGTAAAGTCAAGACCACCGTCAAGATAACCTTCAAACATTTCCTGAATCATTTCGTCCAGTTGCTCTTCTTCGTTCATTTGGATTTTCCTTTTCCACTAATAGCTTCATCTTCTTCTTGCCAGATAAGATGGTTAATATCACTACGATTAATTCCGATATCCCGTAGTTCACGGTCTGTCAGCATGTTTAACTCTTTAATAATTTGACGATGTTTACGCCAGGTAGCCAAGTATTTGAGGTAGCGGGTTAGCCATTTCTCTTCAATAAATTTTTTAAACTTTAGCATCTTCTAACCTTTTTTGAATACTCAAGGCAGCAGACACAAGCATGTCCACTACTACTTCTTCATCTTCAACACTAGAAGAAAGCTCTACCGAACCATCTTCAGCGAGGGCCAGTACCACTGCACCCCACTCGAATACTTCGTCGCAAGCGTCTAGAACATAACTGTGACTACCATCATCTTCGTCCTCGTATTCTTCTGAGTGCTCCGCCTTTGGATACTTATCTCGAATAACAAACTCTACTACGTTTGACATCTAAAAAACACCAGTCATTTGCAAAATAGTTAAACCAATGTAGGTCATTACTACACTAGTGATAACAAAGCCAACAATCTTCCCAAGGAGATAGCCTGAAGCTACCGCTAGTGTTCTCTTATCCATCTTTTCCATTTGATAGTTCTTCCATAATTTGTTTACGTTTACTTTCAGAGTATGTTTTCCATAGCCTGATGTCTTCTAGGGATCTGCCACAACTACTGCAGCAGACCCCCTTAAGTTTACATTCCCTTTTACAAGGTGAACTTATTTGTTCTTTAACGTCAGGTATTTTAGATCTCACAACCACCAGCCGAACAAGCCAGTGTTTGAGAACCTTCTGTGTTATCCTCAAACTCATACTCGACGAGCTTAGAGAAGTCAACTTCTGGCATAGCCTTTACAGCAGCCTCAAACTCTTCTTTTGTGCAAGGAGTGTAAGGAGCTTGCTCGTAGAGGTGGTCAGAGTAAGGCAAGAAGGAGATACCAGTAAGGGCGTCAAAGTGTTCATAACACCAAGCACCAACCTGCATCCACTCATTTTCTTTAACGTAGATGGTTACAGAAACAGAGTGTTCTGCCCAGTGCTTCTTGAAGGTCAACCAGTTCTCCAGTTGCTCAATAGCTGTTTGTTCGTTAGCTAGAGTAGCGCCTTCTGGGGACTTGATAGGGAAGTAGAACACAGTTGTCTTTAAAGGATTCATAGCATCTGGCTCGTTAGGTACTCCTTGATCTTTCAAGAGAGCTGTCAGAGGATCTACACTTGACTGACGTACTGCACGAATGTAGTAAGGGGAGAACCGACCATGAATACCCGAAGCGGAGTCTACAAGCTGAGACACTGTACCAGAAGGTTTAACTGTTGTGATAGCTGTAGCGGGGTTAATACCAATACGCTTTGCAAACTCTACGTTTGTCTTTACTGCAGAGGCTTTCATAGCTTCCAAGAGTTCAGGTTTAGGGTTACGAAGAATCTTACAGTCTTGAATACCTGTCAAAGACACACCCAAGAGCGCCTCTTCTTCACAGTTCTTCTGCCATACTTTACGGACGTACTTAAAGTCTGTAAGGGAGGCTTGTAGTGTACCAAGAATAGTTGCAATACGAATTTTACGAGTAAGTTCTTTCTCGCTGTCATTTTCTCTGCAAACAACTTCAGTAAGGTTACAGAGCTGTCCATTACGAAGGGCAATCTCTGCGCAAGGGTTGAGGCCAATAATCTGTTCAGCATCACGGCGCTCTGGCGCAAACCGTTGCAAACCATAACGAGAGACAATACCACGTTCACCAGAACCAGACTTCATAAGCGAAATCCACTCTTCCATGAAGACTGCCATAGTAGGTTTTTGCTCATAAGCAGCAGAGTTGTTTGCCAAGGCACGTTGTGCATCGGTTTTGTACCACATACCTGACTTACAGTCACGCACTTCAGGGTCGCCAAGATCTGATAGTGAGATGAGAGCAGAGCGGCGTACACCACCAACAACAACCACCTCAGCAATCTTACAAACAATGTCATGGACTTCGATTGGGCGCAGTTTACGCCCTGCTGCTTTCTTAAACATAACTGTAACGAAAGCAAAGAGATCTTGGAGTGGCTCTGGACCAGAGGCCCGACCACCCATGGTTTTTAGGCGAGCACCTTCAGGGCGAATACGGCTGTAATCCCACTGATGTACGTTACCAAGGTAAAGTTCAGCAACAAGCTTTCGTAAGCCCTTTGCCCAACCTTCTGCACTGTCTTCAAGAGTAATAACACGACCTGTCTCCGTAAAGTTATCGTTAACAATAGGTAGTTTGTTTACATACTGAGCTTCAGCACTAAAGCCTACACCAGTTCCTGCCATCAGGATAAACAAGATTTCATCAAATACACGAATGTGATCTACAGCCGCAAAGGAACAGTTATAGCCACGGAAGTGATTTTGTTCGAGAGCGTTACCAGCTGACCACATGGCCCGCATGGAAGGCATTACTTCACGGTTGTAAACAGCATCTCGAATTTCTGCATAGTCCGCAGGGGTGAGTTTATCTCCCGCACGTTTCATCCAGAAACCAACTAGTCGATCTACAGTCTCTCCCCAGGATTCACGACGACCTTCGTCATCTAGAAATCGTGAGTAGCGTGAAAGATGGATAAACGCTTCGTAAGGTTTCATTGAGTTCATAGTATTTTCCTTTTTGCTTACTACTGACAAGGTGATTATTGGGGTTATCCTAATTAAAAATCACCCTGCCATTGTGCGCTAAATTGTTATTTGTTTTTCTTATTTTTCTTAGAGGTAACTCTAAACTCTTCTTCGTCTTCAATCGCTTTTTCGAGTTCCCAATACTCTTGGAACACGGGGTTATCTACCGCTTCTTCAACGGACTCTTGCCCCATTGCCTCTTCCCAGAGTTTAGTGTAAGTTACTTTGTCTTCATCAGACATTTTTTCATTGTTTTTAATAAACAGATCTAAGTGTTCTTTTGTCGGGAGAACTTTAATCCAGCTCTTTAAGTGCTCTTTAAGTCGAGCCTCATTAATTTTATTTTCCACGTTTTATCCTTTAGTTAAGTTTGTTCTTGTCTACCTCTAGCAACGTATTCGCTGCGTAGTAAAACTGGTCCTTATTATCACCCTCTGGTGTATGCTCAAACTCATCTTGAATACCCAATATAAAAGACTTAACAGCAGGGCTCAGATCACTTATGTCTGCTTCACCGTCATTAAGCAATTGGAGGATAATCGAGATATAAAGTAAACCCATTGTTTCATCTATCATACTCTTTTAAACCCTTCACTTGTATTCATATCTTCTTCTTCGTAGTACTGACCTTCAGTGAGTCTTCCAGTAGGAAAGTTATAAAGCAGTGCTCCTGATGGCCCTGTAAGACCAGTATGACGACATTTGAGGACTTTTGTTTTAATCGTGTTTCTTTTAGCTTCATCTGAGCTCCCAACATCACGAGAAAACGCAATAATGTCCATACAAATTTGCTTAATAGAACCAGAGCCTTTGATGTCATCCATCGAAGGTAGTTGGCCCTCTTCAAAAGATTTACCACCGCTGTTTGTCTTACGTAGGTGACTAATTAAACCAATCCAGACGTTATGCTTCTTAGCAAGACCAAGTAGACGGTTCATAATCTTATCAATAGCCTCGTTACCTGTTAACCCTTCACTACCTTCAGAAGCAAGTATAGTGATGTGGTCAATAAAGATGTACTTAGCACCAGACAAGGCCATATACTCCAAGTGGTCCATGATTGAACCGTCAGAGATAGAACCGTGATGGTCCAGAGGAAGAACACGATCAGACCCAAAGACTTTATCATAGCCGATTTTAAGTTCTTCAAGCGGTATCTCCTCATTAGCTGAGTTACGGTTTAGAACCATACTAGCCATCTTAACAGCGTATTCTTCAGGACTTTCCTCAAGAGATACAATACCAATCTTATCTTCAGTAGTTTCTAGTAAGTGAACTGCAATCTCTCTAAGTAGAGTTGATTTGCCGCTACCAGTACCAGAAGTCCAAAGAGTAATTTCACCAAAGCGCATACCTTTCAGTTTAGCGTTCAGGCCCACCATGAACTCAGGGTAAGGTACAGACTCCATTGCACTATAAGCAACTAGACGATCCCACAAGTCTTCTTTGTTAAGAATACCAGCGGGGGTGTATTCACAAGCGTCATAGACAGCTTTTAGAACTTTGTCGGGGTCTTTAATCCAAGTATCGCTTGCGTCCTTCTCTGGAGTTTTGGCAATCTTAACTTTGTCATAACCAATAATACGTGCTGCTTCTTTTGTAGCCTCTTGGCCAGCAGCATCATTATCAAACCAAATGATAACCTCTTCAAAGTTACGAATCCAGTCACGTTCTTCTACCAGATCTTTTAGGGTAGTAGCAGAACGAATAGAAACAACAGGGTAAAAGGTGTTATAGCGTTTATGCCAAGCGGAAGCAACCGCTAAGGTGTCTAGCTCCCCTTCAGTGATTACTAGTCGCTTACCACCATTAAACAAGTGTTGTCCAAAGAGACCGCCTTTTACTTTACCAACGTTAGCCCTAAACTCTTTAGGCAGACCTCTTACTTTATATCCTGTTAGCAGACCCTCGTTATGATAAGGGTAGTAGTGTGCATCAATAGCTCCGTTGATGTCATAAGATACCTTAACACCATAATACTCAGCTACTGTCTTGTTAATGTTTCGTTCACGAAAACCCCTAACAGGGTAGTCCTCTGCTACTTCTCGTAAGCTTGGGCCCCAAGAGTTGTCAACAGACTCAAACTCTGATTCATCATTCATAGGATTAACATAGTCTCCCTTCGCTTTGTGCGATTTACGGCAACTGAAACAGAACGTAGACCCATCCTCATAAATTTGAAGAGGATCAGAGCCACCACAGTCATTACAAGGTTGATTCTTAGTAACTATTCGCCCCATCTCTATTCCTCGTCTGAGCTATCTGGTTCCATTGTCATTTCAGCTACAAACTTGCTCATCTCTGTAAAGAACAAGTAAAATAGAAGTGACAAAACAATATCAACCTCTATAATACCAAACGTGTGAAGGATAATAGAGCCTACTAAGTTAAGCATTGCCGCCATCCACAACGCTGGTGCAATTGGATGTATTTTCATTCGTATTTCTTTCTCAAAGTTTTGACATATGCTTTAGTTTTTTTAGTCGGCCCCTCACTAGGGACAAACCTAATCGCAGCAATCTGGCGGTTATAAAAGCGAGGTGTTTTACCATCCTCAAGATATTCCGTCATAGAGTCAGAAAGCATTTGAAGGTAAGCCTCCGCATAGTAAAGACCACCTTTTGTGTTGTATAGATCCACTATTTCAAAACTAAAGTTCTTCTTGCCATACTTAGTAATGTCTTTCTTTAGCGTTGTAGAAGAACCTATGTAAGTTTTCCAGCTCATAGGTTTACCGTAAGTCTTAGATTTTTTCTTACCTCCATGCCAGAGCTGCTTCTTGCCAATGTAATACTGTTTTGTTGTTAAGTTTTCAATGCAGTATACAAAGCCAAACCATTCTTCAGCATTAAAGTTTTTATAACAACTCCAATGTCCCGTGTCACTCACTAATTGCTTTGTCATAAACTTCTCGCTTTACTTTGAAATGATCATTCATGTGTCGCCAAATGTGAATTAAACGACCATTAGCAATCATATACTCATACCCTTCTTCTTTGTAAAACTTTTCATAAGCTCTACAAACAGAGGCCCGATAGTCCGTAGATCCTTCTAAAATGACTTCAGCTGTCTTAGGCCCAATTCTAGGAATACCTGGAATGTTATCAGTAGGGTCTCCCATTATAACTTGTTTCCAATAGAAGTACTCTGCATACGCTTCTTTAACCTCGTAAACAAGCTCTTTTCGTGGGTTGTAGTGTAGCCCTGGGATACAATCAAGATCCTTGTCAACCGAAATAACAATATTTTCAATACAAGCTGCAGTAAGTTCATTTGCCCAAACACGGAGCATATCGTCTGCTTCACAGTTATCTGTAAAGATGCAGCCTTCGTAACGTTCTACTATGTCAGACTTCAAATCTAAGAACCATTCTGGTCTTGTTGATTTTGACTTTGTCCTGTTACCCTTATAGTTAGGGAACAAGTCTACTCTAAAGTTGTCAGGACCACCAATGGCCATGACGTAGTCTGTAGCAAAAACACTTTCAAGTGAGCTATTAAACAACCCATCAAATTTATCATTTGCTTCTTGTTTAGTCTCCATACCCCATATACTCATGTATAGAAGCACGTCGCCGTCAATAATAGCTATCATAAGTTTTCCTTTATTGTTCTTTAACGTCAGCTAATTTTTTCCCTTACTATTCAAGGGAGATCTTGGTCTTCTTTCCAACACCCCCAACTGTAGTCAATACCCCAGTCTTCAACAAGCTCCCAAGGCGCTTCTGTTTTCAAACACTCTTCTTCAAAGTCATACGAGTAGGAAGTCCCCTCCCCGTCTTTGTACTCGCCAATAAACATCATCCCGTCTTCATGGAAAGTAGCTTCAATCTCGATATTATGAAGCTTCTCTCCGTAAGAGTACGCAGCCGTTGGAGGCCCCCAAGCAGTATCAAAGTTAATTGTTAGTGTGTTGTTAGCTTCGTCGAGTTCCCAACTTGCGTTGTGAACATCCCACTTTGTCCCCCAAAGCTCAACTGCTTTATTATACTCCCAGTCCCCAAGCGGGCAAAGTGCTTCTAGGAGTTTGTCTTCTTTCAAAGCCCGTACAATAAGATCTAGCTTGTCTTTACGTCCAGAGATTACTGCGCTGTTCATACACCAGTTTGGCATTTTAGTTTCCTTTTCCATTAATAGAACGATCTTCTAGTTTGTTAATGTTATGCTTCATCAGTCGATTCAGAGTGTAACCTCGACTGCGGGCAATCATAGTTACATACCACAGCACATCAGAAAGCTCATCGAAGATTTCATCGCTATGCCGATATCCCTTGCGTGTCTCCTTAACTCGCTCAGACATTACTTCACCCACCTCCGCAGCAAGACCTGTGAAAAGAGTCTCGCTTGTAGTACCTTCCTCAAGGAAAGATTCAGCTTGAAGTTCATATTTCTTAACTCGCATAGTAGGCTCCTTCAGGTAAGTTAAAAGCCGCAACAATGTCTTTGAATTGCTGGCTAGATAGCATAATCATTTGAACACCGTCTGACTCATCGATCTGACGAATGTAGATGTCATCATCATACAAAATTACTTCAACATCATCGTGCTTTCCCTTCCCATCTAGAGTAGTTATAGTGATACCTTCACCACGATCTGTATCAAATTCAACAGTAAACATTTTATTCCTTTACTTTCCAGTAAACCCAAGCACGAGCACAGTGACCTGAACCAAGCAAGATGTCAATTAAAAACACTAAGTTAAACTTATTGTTGCGCTTGCTTTCCCAATTTCTAGCGGAAAAGGTTTGGTTTAATTCCCCTCCTAGTGAAAAATTCAACAACATAGACAAGTTGATAGCAAGTTTTCTTAGACGCTTAAACATCTTTGTTTTCCTTTAAGTTATCTCGAACTCCACAACGATAACCCTCTTCGTAGCCTTCTTCACAACCCTCCTCGTAGCCTCCGTCGTAGCCATCCGTGTAGCCTTCTCTACGACCTTTTTCATGACCATCTTCGTAGCCCTCTTCACGAGCGTCCTCTACCTCTTCTTCAGCGTCGTTGAATCCCCTGTCGTAACCCTCTTCTTCTCCCTTTTCGTAGCCATTGTTATAGCCCTCATCATACATCAACTCTGCTTCTGAAGTATACTCTGACATAGCTTCCTCCACACAGTTCTCTTCAAGGTCTTCTAGTAGTGCCACAAGATCCAGATCAAGTTCTAAGGTATCGTGGCCTTTAACTTCTCTATAAAAACGATCAAACATTGTACGAATAGTTTCTTCTACTGAGTAAGTAACTGACATCTCTTATTCCTCTGAAATTGTTTCAAGAAAGATTACCTCAAGAAAGTGGCAAACTTTTTCTGCATTTACTTCTTTACCGTCTCGATAAAAGCCTTCCAGCTCCATATCAACACCAACACACATCTCCCCGTATTCTTCTAAAAGGAACCCTGCAAGATCCTCGTCATTTGCTGCACTTGTGCACAGAACCATTTCCGCACCGTACTCTGTTTCAAACCAGCCAGAGATCTCGCTGTCTTTCTCAGCAAGAAGTGCTTTATATTCTGCTTCTAGTTTCTCTAGTCTAGCTTCCGCAGACCATGCCCGTAAGGCCCACTCTTCTTTACTTGCTACGTCTATTCTGTAATCACTCATAGTCTTTCACCCCATGTTTCTCAATGTCTTTTAACACAGTTTCAAGCATCCACTTGATGTCTTCTTCGAAGAGACCTTGTACCCTTACAGGTTCTACAGTGTAGCCGTTGCCTTCGTAGTTCTCATGTACACCGTACCAGACCTCACCATCAGGATCCGTATGCTTCATTAGCTGGTAGTTCCAAGTCATTTTCTTTCTCCCACTGTTGTTGTAGTTTATCCAAGGTCACAGACGAGATAATTACTTCGTAACCCGCCAGAGGGCCCTCTAAAATCAAGGCCGTCCCGTACTCACTGTGGCGTGAGTTTGCTTCAGTTAAAACAATGTCAAGATCAACCTCGGCCTCAAACCCTTCAATCGTTGTATAAACTCGCTTGTCCATACCATTTTCCTTCTGTGTTATAGTAACGCTGGTAGATATTCTCTAACCCAGCCTTGTCAGGATGTTTCCGAACCCACATGCCAGTTGCAGGTTCAAAATGTTTTTTAAAAAAGTTATCCAGCTTACGATTGCCTGTTGCTATAGTTGTGTCAACAAGGTAAGATAGCTTATCGTACTCTGCATCAGACAATATGCTATGATTTTTATATTCATAAGCATAAGCAGCGACAGAGAGCCTTAGTCGTAGCCTAATCTGATCGCTCTCAGGCGACATAGTAACGATCTTCTAGACAAGTCCAAGATTCACTGAGCAAAGCTTCGGTGTAACTTACCTCTTTAAACTCACCCAAGAGTTCACCTTTTTTGTTAAAATGGTTATAAACAAGACAAGCCTGTAATGCTAAAGAACGGGGTGTGCGAGGGTTTAACCGAAGAAAACTCTCTTGATCTTTGACATAGCCTGAGTCTAAGACATTCTCTACAAAGTCATTGTAGTCCATCATAACGATAGGTTCAATAAAGCCTTGGTAGTAGCCTGTCCCCAGCTTAGGAGTATACGTTAGCTTATCCATTGCCCGCAAGGTATCTAGGTGACGATACAGTTTTGCAGCAAGGTGAATCTGCCAAGGGTTGTCGAAAGAGAAGATGATGTGGTTGTTGATAAGCTTAGTCAT